CAAGACCTGAAACCCCTGTGCCTGTATACTTCCCTATAAACTGATAACCTGTTACAGAGTGGAAGCAGTAGGCGATATATTGGTCTGTTGATGGGTCATTAACTAGAGAAGAGTTTCCTACTGAATATGTGGTAGAATTGGGGACTCCTGCGTAAGCAGTATTAACTCCGTTTTTTTCAGCATCACTTGTATTTAACTCTATATAATATGCAGAACTTGTAAGGTCTTTGTGATAAACACACCAAACTCTTGAGCCTGTTATTTCCTTTGTAATTATCATTTCAGGAGCAGAAGAAAGTCCGTGACCTATTGTAGCACCCTGCGTTGAATTTGCTTGATACTTCACAATACTAAACCCTGCCTCTGCATTTACACTTACTACACTATCTATAGTTCCCTCTGTGTTTATCTGTGGGAGATTGTCATCGTGGTCTCCTGCTTTCCAAGCCCAAGCAACGTAATCTTGACCGTTCATATTTGTGCCTTGATAAGTATTATCAGTACCACGATACGCAGTAAATCCATCTGAAAAGAAGTTTGATACTCCTCCGTTATCAGAATAAGGACTAGCACTTGATTCAGAATCTGTGGTATTTGAATGTAACGCTTTAGCTGTGCCTGTTCCTCTTACAGAATCATATAAATAATGATTTACCGCTACATCTCTATTCTTTATCCATACCAAGTCAGGTTTAAAATCTGTATCAATTTCTTGAGTTCCGCCATTCCCTGTATAAGTAACAACATCAAAACTATTCGCTACAGTTGGAGTAGTAGTATCAGGGTCTGCTGCTATAGCTAGATAGATGTAAGTATCGCTACTTCCGTTAAACTCTGCATTTGTAGTTTTTAATTGAAAACCATTAGAAAGAAAATCTAAATGAGAATAAGAAGTCCCTCCTTCTGCTGCTGATTCATTAGCTTGTAATATAACATTACGAGGATTACTTGTAGTTCTCTTATTATCATACATATACCAAGAACCTGTTCCGTTTGTTTTTTTAATCATCAAAAAAGCAGGTTCAAATCCTGTTTCTACAATAGTACCATTAGCAGAACCATTACCTGTATAAAAACCGACTTTTTGTATTTCGTTTACGCTGTGGAAGCAGTATGCTATGTTATTTCCTGATGCCGCCCAATAAAATACATCCGCATCAAATAAAGGTCTACCACTATCTGCTTTTGCACCTGATGTGTCTAAATATAAGTAGTCCATACTACCATCTATTACATCTGTATACCAGTACCAATTATTTGAATTATCTAATGATTTTATTAGGACTACAGATGGTTTAACGCCTAATCCGTGTGCTACACTATGTTGACTACTTGAACCAGACCATTTTACAATACTAAACCCTGCATCTGTATTAGCTCTTACTTCACTTGCTATTGTATTACCTACTGTATTAGCTGCTATTGTTGTAGTGGTGTCTGCTGCATTGAAACACCAAGCAACTAAACTACCTCCACTTCCATTTGTACTTGCATCAGCTCCTACAGTAAATCCATTTGAATTAAAAGATGTTACTTCATCAGTTTCTAGAGATTCAGCATTTGAAACATTAGATATTAATCTTTTCCCTGCACCCCTTACGGAATCAAAAAGTAAATGATTTGTATTCCCAATACCACTATCTCTTCTTTTAACCCAAACCAAATCAGGACTAAAATTTGTAGCATCCTGATAAGTTACGTTTGTAGCAGTACCATTGTAAGCGTATGTTACGTTAGTTGCAGTACCATCGTGTAATTGTTGCTCATCTCTTGCATCTCCGTTTAGTTTGTAGTATGCAGTTAGGTTGTCTGTTGGAATAGATGCAGTAGTGTTGTTGTAAATATATCCTACTTCTGTTGATGTTAGTACGTCTGAATATATTCGTAAATCGTCTATTTTTCCGCTATACCATAACTCATTACCGCTTATATTTCTTTTACCTAATTGTAAATCTAATGTTCCGATAAACACATCTCCACTAAAAGTACCTCCAGCTGCATAAGTTGCTGATGTACTTTGTAAAGTCCCGTTAACATATATTTTGCCAATAGTAGTTCCTAAAGAGGAATCAAAAGTCATTAAAATGTGCTGCCAAGTATTAGCAGTTAGTTGTGTTGTTGTAGCATATCTTGCTTCATATATAGATGATGATTGACCTATTTCGTACCCTATATAACCATCTGTTCTTATTCCAATAAATAAATCACCTTCAGCAAAACTACCTCCATTTTGATTAGCTATCAACATTTGACTTGTTGTTACACTACTTGGATTTATCCACATAGAAACAGATACACCGCTTGAAGCAAATTGGTTTGTTGCTCCTAAATTAATTCCACTACTACTCCCATTAAATATTGCAGCTTCTCCAAACTTACCACTTACTCCCCCTGTATCATTAGCATTTCCATCTAATTGGTATAAAGCAACAGCTGAACTATCAGAAAATATATCAGTAACTGATTTAGATGCTGAAGCAAATGTTTCTCCATATAGAGTAGTTACTTCTGAAGTTGTTAACTCTCTATTGAATATTCTAAATTGGTCTATTGCACCGTTAAAATAATCTACTGATACTCTTGAAAGCCTACCAATTATAAAATTTTGATTTGCAGTAGTTGTAAAGGCAGAAGAAGTTCCTGTTAATTCAGCAGTAGAATTACCATCAAGATATACATTAAAATCTCCATTATCATAATTAACTACAACGTGATGCCAATTTCCATCATTTATGGTAGTTGTTCCTGTATCAGTAACACTTGTTCCACTTGTATTTGCCTGAAAATAAAGCACACCTGAAGCTAAAGATTTTAAAGCTAAACCTGTAGAGGATGAGTCGTTACCGCCATTATTCCAAATAATTGCTGTTGAAGTAGAAGAAGTTCTAAACCAACAGGAAACAGATATTAAAGATTTGTTATTTGATTCGTTATTGCCTAAATCAATATAGCTGCTACTCCCATTAAATACAGCAGCTCTATTAATATACCCTCCTACCCTTTGAGTACTTCCGTTACCTGTATATAATACTGTATTGAAATAACCTGATGGTAGATTTGAAGGAGCATCTCCTGCTGCCTTCTTAAATGTCTTTCTATTTAAAGCCATATTATATGTTTATATCGTACTGTACTACTTGTGCTTTTGTGGTCTTGGCATTTATTTCGCCTTCTTTTGTTTCTACAGTTGTTCTTATTGCTGCTCTAGCATCTGTTATATCAGATTCAGTAGTATTACCTAATTCAGTATCTCTTATAATTACCCAATCAGTTTCAGATAGTTTATTATTAGCAATAGATTTTAAATTAACAATCTTTTGAGTTTTTAATTCTGCTAAAGTTTGTGTCCAAGTTTTATTTGTTTTAGGATATGTAAATTGAATATTTTTACTATCCCAAAATATTTCTCCTAAATCGTGAATTTGTGAGTTATACCCATCTGGTAATACTACATCAAATAAACCTTCTGATTTTTGGTCAGCTCTTGGTAATTGGTCAAACCCTCCTAGATATTCTTTTTGACTACCTTTAAATGCTTTAGGTACTGATGTATATACCTGTATTGTTCCGTTTCTATTTATTGCGTATGCCATTATGATCCTATTTGTGAGATTTGATACCACGCCTCTGACGTAGATATAAATTTAAATTCTATTAAGTTTTTTGCAGAACCTGTATCACTATAAGTTCCTCCTAGTTTATTAAATGTTCCTGCAGATCCGTTTATATTACCAAGTGCTAAAGTAAAAGAACCACCACTACCTGTTATTTGTAAAACACAAGTAGAACCTATTTCTACATTTGTAAAAGCTACTGTTGTAGAGTGTCCTGCTGTCCAAGTAAATACATCTGCTGTTGCGGTATCTATTGTTATTGCTGCTGATGATGTTACCGCACTTGCTGCTGTATATCTTGGTGCAAGTTTAGCGTGTGTAACTCCATCATCTAAAAGAGATATTGTTACTGCTCCTGTTGCTTGATCTCTTGCTATCGGTGCTGTTGCTGTTATACTACCTACATCTCCTGCATCATCAGAATATAATTCTGTAAAGTTATCGTTACAAATATCAAAGGCATCTCGTAGGGTTGAGCCTGTACCATCATTTGCAGTAGTTCCTATGTTTATTGTTTGTTTAGCCATTTTTTTATATTATGTTATTTGTGTTGCATCTGCTGTAAATAATGTTGTATCTGCTTTGTATAATGTTGTATCCGCTGTAAAGGCAGGTACTAAAGTCCAACAACTTGGAGCAGAAAAATCAGGTATAAATTCGGTTGTATATGCTTCATCCGCTCCCCAAGCAGAATTAGTTTCCATATTACAATAAACTTTGCCCCAATTTATATTATTAGCCATATATATATAATTACTTTTTTATGTTTTTGTTATACATCTTTTCTAAATAGTTTTTTAACTTAACTATATTTTGTTGTTTAGGTTTGTATCTTACTTTTATTATAGTACCCATCCAGAAAAATTAGCATCCTTATCAGGATATACATTATCATTATTATTAGTGTAATATTCAGCATATCT